CTATCTATGTAGCCTTCTTTAATGTTTCTATTACGACCTACTGTTATAGATTCATCATTAAAGTCTTTTAATAGTTGCTTTGTTAAATATTTCATAGTTAATTCCTTTCTCAATAATATTGTTATACTATATATAGAAAATAATTAAAAGTAAAAATATTTTTTTCTAGGAGATGAGGTAACTTGGTAACTGTGGTAACTTAATCTCTGTAAGCCTTAGTTAGTAAGGATTATATCTGGGTAACCAGAGTAAGAATCTGTTGGTAACCTTTTTAATACTTTGGTAACTTTTAGGCTTTACTTTTTTGAACAGATGGCGTATAACATAGTTATAACTGAGAAAGGAATAAATTATGAAAACACAATATAACTATAAAGGCGAACCAATTGAAACTTTTAGGAGGAATCCTGAGTACAGAAAAAAGTACACTGGTAATGAAACTATAAGTTGGCAAAGCTTTGCTATAGATTTTTACGAAATTAAAAAACATATACAGGAAGGTCGTTGTAGATTCTACAATGATGATGAGAGACAAGTTTATCTTCACTCTAGAAATATAGTAGACCATGTAGAGAAAGATGGTGAAGAACCTATGGATGTTTGCGTTACTGATTGGTGGGACTTATGTGATTTAGTAAAATTTTTTAAGAAAACTTTAGAGCATAGAAAGTCTCCTGTTTATTATAAGTATGCTAACCATATGGGTTGGAGTGATGTTAATCCTTGGGAGATTACTATGATAGTTAGTGAGAAGACTATTGAAGTTAAAGAGATGACTGCTACTAAAGATGATTCAGTAAAACTTAAATGGGTAGCTGGAGGGTTTGCTGGTCATTGTGTTAATCAAAGAGACCAAAAATGGTTCATAGAATCTAATCCTGAAGGTGCCAGAAAAAGAATCCGTAGAAGAAAAGATGGATACTGGTATGATAAGTATAACAACAGATTTGTATTATCATTTGAACCACATAAGTTTTACGACTATAACTTCTAATAATTATTCTCATAATAATTTAAGGGCTACCACTCCCTAATATCTACTCCAATCGGTAGCCCTTTTTTTTGAGAAGTATAATTTAGATAGGCAACTAATAAATAAAGGAAAAATTAATTACCTATCTACTACTAAATATACTTTTGGATTAAGATTTAGTCTTTTTTTTGGTCAGTGTTTTACTTTTATTTTTATTGCGTAAGGTTTGCTTGGCTTTCTTTGCAATTTTAACTACTTCATTTTTACCCATAACTTTTGCTCTTTGCTCCATTACAGTTAAGATTTGAATCTTTCTTGCATATGGTTTAGAAATCTTTTTAACTTTCTTTACAGTTTCTCTGGCATCAGATGGAGTAGCGAATTTTATTTTTACAGTATCTTTAGGATTCTCATCTGTATATAATCTTCTTGAAGAACCTTTAGGCTTTTTTCCAGTGCCAACTTTAGGATCTTTCTTTTTTCTTTTTGTAATTTTATTTGCCATAATATTTTTAAGCCGAAGCAATAATTAATTAAAACACATAGTAATTTATCCCCAAATTATTATAACAATCGTTATTAATTGTTTCAAAAATACTTCGGCTAGAAATAATTATCTTATTTCAATAAGTAAAAATAAAGTATTAATTAAGTTATCAATCAAATAATTCTGCACATATAAATTAAAAGTGTTGATTTTCATAAGTTATTTTTTATTTTAATTAGGAATTGCAACATTTATGCGAGGATAAAGTGTCGGAAGAAAATACAGAAAATAAAAAAAAGAGAGGACGACCACCAAAGCCACCAGAACCAAAGATTCAAGTGCAAAGACCAATTAAAAATGGACCACGCAATAAATTCAATGGATCGTTTAAATCTGTAGAACCATTAGGCACAGAAAAAGTTTTTAGGAAGAAAAGATATAAGTGGAATCATCAAGCATTAATAAACTGGATTATGGGACAAGCAGATCCTGCAGGCTTTCTTGGTGCTGTTATGTCTGGCAAGGAAATATTCCCTGTATACAAGCAGGACAGTGAAGGCAAAGTAGAACATGTAGGCAAAGTATCAGCTGACCCAGAACTAAGAGTTATGGCAGCAAAAACTCTGTTAGGCAAATGTGTTCCTGATTTAAAAGCTGTAGAAGTTAATTCAACAGTTGAGCAAAAGAAAGTAATTGACATAACAAGGATATCAAACGATGACCTCAACACCATTGAAAGAGTTCTTGAGCACTCTGTCATTGAATCAAGTGAAGGCAGAGAAGAGCAAGAGGAGTCTGAAGGAGTTTATCAAAAACTCGTGGAACACGATTGAACCATCAAGACAGTTTCATGACAACTGGCATATTGATGCTATATGTGAGCACCTACAAGCAGTAGTACAAGGTGACATTAGGCGATTAATTATTAACATCCCACCAAGACACATGAAGTCAATTACAGCATCGGTGGCACTACCAGCTTGGTGCTGGACAACACAACCTAATAAAAGATTCTTGTTTGCTAGTTATGCCAACTCTTTGTCAATAAGAGATTCTGTAAAATGTAGAAGGCTAATTGACAGTGATTGGTACCAACAACATTTTGGTGATGTGTTTGACTTAACTACTGACCAGAACCAAAAGCAAAGATTTGAGAACAACAAAACAGGGATGCGCATAGCTACATCAGTTGATGGAGCATTGACTGGTGAGGGTGGTGACATTATAGTTATAGATGACCCACACAATGTCAGAGAAGCAGAATCTACAACAGTACGAGAAGGTGTTCTTGACTGGTGGGACCAAGCCATGCAGACCAGACTCAATGACCCAAAGACAGGTGCATTCATTATCATTATGCAACGAGTACACGACAATGACCTAACTGGCCATATACTTAGCAATGACTATGACTGGGACCACTTATGCCTACCAGCCAGACATGAATCAAATCACCCATACCCATCCACCTCTACCATAGGCTTCAAAGACCCACGCACTGAGGAGGGAGAACTACTTTGGCCAAACAGGATAGACGAGTCCACACTAGACAAGCTTGAGCAATCACTAGGCATGTATGCTGCTTCTGGTCAATTACAACAACGACCATCACCCAAAGGTGGCTCAATACTAAAACAACTATGGTGGCGAGAGTGGGAAGATCCTAACCACCTACCTCCTGTAGAGTATGTAATACAATCATGGGACACTGCCTACTCAACAAAAGAAAAGTCAAGTTACTCTGCCAGAACTACTTGGGGAGTTTTTAAATATGAAGGTTGTTGGAATGCTATAGCCCTTGACTGTTGGTATGATAGAGTAAGCTATCCTGACCTCCGCAGAGAAGCACAAGATGCATATGACGACTATGAGCCAGATGTTGTTCTAATTGAAAAGAAAGCTAGTGGGCAATCACTAATACAAGACCTCCGCATGAGTGGTGTACCTGTGTTACCCTACATGCCAGACCGAGACAAAGAAGCACGTGCCCATGCAGCATCCGCACTTTTAGAAGATGGTAGAATCTGGTATCCTGCAAAAAAGAAGTGGGCAAAAGATCTGATTGAAATATGTTCTTCCTTTCCAACAGGAGAAAATGACGATATAGTAGATACATGTACACAAGCATGGCTCAGGCTACGCAAGTCTTGGTTCTTGACTCATTCTGAAGACTGGGAAGATGAAGACCAAGAAGTTATAGATAGGAAACCATTATATGGCTGAAGATAAAAATGTAATACCCTTTGCCGAAGGTGCTCCTCCTGACGACCTACAAGTAGAGGAGACTGACGATGGCAATGTTCTCATAGGTGAAGAAGAAGAGACCACAGAACCAAAAACAGATTTTTACAGTAACCTAGCAGAACAAATCGACGAAAGAGAATTATTAGTACACTCCTCAGAGTTGCTAGACTATTACCAAACAGACCGAGAAGCAAGAGCCAACTGGGAAGAACGATACAAAGAAGGTTTAAAAACCCTTGACCCAGACGGAGGTCTCCAAGAAGACGACTCAGAAAGAGCAGCAAGAGGATTAAGTCAAGTTGTACATCCTATGATAGCTGAAGCTGCAACACAATTTCAATCTAGGGCTATAGCCGAGTTGTTTCCTGCTGCTGGTCCAGTAAAGACTGTAACAGTAGGCGAGTCAGACGAAGCAGTCAAAGAACAAGCCACTAGAGTTAAAGATTATATGAATTACCAACTTTTAGAAGAGATGCCTGAGTACTTCCCTGATATAGACCAGATGTTATTTCATCTACCACTCATCGGGCAAACTTTTAAAAAAGTATGGTATGACCCATCCATGGGCAGAGTGACAAGTCGCTTTGTTAAAGCAGAAGACTTCGTGGTTGCTGCAGAGAGTACTGACCTTCTCACTTCTCCTAGATATACGCATGTTATTCAGTTACCTCGTAACGAATACAATAGGTTTGTACAAGCTGGGTATTATCTGCCTGTGGATACATATTCGGGTGATGGTGGGGATAGTTATGATGAAACTATATACGAGGTCGAAGGTGTAA